GACAAGAGATATCAAGTTTGCAAATGGAAATGGTAAACATTAATGATCGAAATGGTTGTAGCTTTGTGTTTATTTTTAAATGATAAGATGATAGAACATTCGCACAAAAAATCGCTATCGGAGTGTCTAGAGACGAAAAGAAAAATAGAACGACATAGTGATAGTGGTAATTCTTATGTACAATGTTCTGTCGTGAAAGCAAAAGTATATGTGGATCAACACGGTATTAAACGAATAGAAAAAATTGAGGGACATTGATGAAAATAAAACCAAAATATACTATTCCAGTTTTGTGGGTTATTATTATTTTTTGTTTTTTAATGGCAGCAAGTTGTACAAACAAAGAAAAATATCCTAATAAAATGGATAGTATTGCTAAAGCTTTATCTAAAATAAAAACACAATAAGGAGTATAATATGGAAAAAAAATGTGCAATCTGTAAAAAAGAGTTTGAAACTGAACAAGAACATCAAACTATTTGTAGTGAGCAGTGTAAACAGGAGGCATTAGCACGGCTTGATGAAGGTAGTGATGAATGCTTATCATGCCAATAAACGCTGGAACTTTTCAAGAATATGATTATAATAATGAGTATGAAGAATGTGAGTGGCGACAATGAAACTATCTGCAAACTTTAATTTATCAGAATTAATTAAATCACAAACAGCTGAAAGAAAGGGGATTTCAAACAATCCTTCTCCTGGTCAAATAGACAATCTAAAAGAGTTATGCATGAACGTACTGCAACCTATTCGTTCTAACTTTGATAAACCTGTTATTGTTTCTTCTGGATATAGATCTGCAGAATTATGCATAGCTATTGGAAGTAGTATTGATTCACAGCATACCGAGGGCAAAGCAGCGGATATAGAGGTGCCAGGCGTTGATAATAAAGAACTTGCTGAATGGATCAGACACAATTTAGAGTACGATCAACTTATACTTGAGTTCTATAAATCAGGCGAACCTGACTCAGGATGGGTGCATATATCTTACAATGGTTCTGATAATAGAAAACAAAATTTATTAGCTTATAGAGATGATAATAATAAAACGAGGTATAAACCATGGTAATGGGAAGATCACAAATGGTAAAACAAGTTGAGGGGCAACTTCGTGGCGCAAAAAAGAAAAAAACGAAAAAAATCAAACCCTATCGCAAAAGAACTAAGGTCTAGAAGGTATCGTTCTCAAGTGGTACAATCAGATAAGTTGTACAACCGCAAAAAGGAGAGAATTGTCACTCTCAAAGCGGCCGCTATAGAGGAGGATTAAATGGCAAAGAAATCATCGGGGCCTTGTTGGTCTGGATATGAAATGATTGGAATGAAATCCAAAAATGGCAGAAGAGTGCCTAATTGCGTTCCTGTAAAAAAAGCTAAAACAGGTGCTATTATAAATTTACTAAAACAAGCGGGAGAAAAAGTTTTAAGAACTAGAGGTAAAGGTCCTAAAAAAGGATCTGTTTATCAAGAGTCAAAAGGTACGGCTCAATCAGGTCCTGTTGATAAACAATTAAAATCATCTTCTTTAGGTGGAGATGAAATGAAAGTTGTAGATAAAAAAGCTAAGTACATACTTGATAGAGAAGCTAATAAACCTATACAATCTATCCCTACAAACAAATCAGAAAAGTTATATTCAACAGGAGGAAAAGTATGGTCATCAAAATATTCAAGTGGTTCTTCAAAAAAGGGTGCAAAAACCACACGCTCTGGAAACAAATCAACGGGAAATGCTGCGGTAAGTGTAAAAGCATATACCGGAAAGGCAGTTAAACAACCAACAGAAACTAAAAAAGAATTTGAAATGCGCCATGAATATCATACGACATATAAACATTCTAAAGATTACTATAAAGGATTAGTATAATGGCTACTTCAGGAACTACAACTTTTGACTTAAGTATCGATGAAATAATTGATGAAGCTTATAATAGAGTTGGTGTAAGACCTAATTCAGGAAATGACATGAAAAGAGCTAGAAGAAATTTAAATATTCTTTTTGCTGAATGGGGTAATAGAGGCGTACACATGTGGAAAGTTGCTTTAAATGAAGTTCAACTAGTTTCTGGTCAACCTAATTATACAGTAGCTTCTGATGTAAGTGATGTTTTAGAAGCTTATATTTCATCTTCTTCTATAGCTGCAGCAAATGCTTCTACTAATGATGTATCTATTACAAAAATAGACCGATCTGCTTATGCAGCTTTACCAAATAAAAAAGCTACAGGACAGCCTTCTCAATACTATGTAGATAGACAAACTACTCCAATTATTTATCTATACCAGGCACCTGATTTAAACACTTATACTTATTTAAAATATTATTCGATTAATAGAATTGAAGATGCAGGTTCTTATACAAACACAGCGGATGTTGCATATAGGTTTATACCATGTATGGTAGCAGGACTCGCTTATTACATTTCGATGTTTTATGATCCAGAAAGAACTCAAATGTTAAAGTTAGTTTATGAAGATGAGCTTAAAAGAGCTCTTGATCAAGATGGTGGAAGAACTTCATTATATATTTCACCACAAACTTATTTTGGAGATGGTGTGTAATGGCTGGATGGGCAACAGGTAAATATTCAAAAGCAATATCTGACAGATCAGGTATGGAGTTTCCATATAATGAAATGGTTAAAGAATGGAATGGTTCCCTGGTCCATGTTTCGGAATTCGAACCAAAACATCCACAGATTAGAAGAAAAAGAGTTACTGCAGATAGAATAGCTTTACAGAATCCACGAAACCAGGATTACCAAGAACCAACCACGGTCAACGGAACATTAGCAAGTACCGGTGGTAATGGACAAGCATTAATTGATTTAACTTTACCAGGAGCTTTTGCTTACAGTTCTTCTGGAATGTTTCCTGATGATGGTTCAGAACAAAATATAAGAAGGCAAGTAACAGCTACACTAGGTAGCGTAACCGTGAGTATTACATAATGGCAATTAGTTATTCAAATTTTTTAACACAAGTAAGAAGTTATACAGAAGTCGATTCTAATGTTTTATCTGATACACTAATAGATCAATTTATTAGACAGGTAGAATTAGACGTTGCTGGAAAAATTGACTATGATGATTTAAGAAAATACGCAACAGCTAATTTTGTAACGGGTCAAAGATATATTAATAGACCAGGAGATGAGATTATTATTAGATCCGTTCAAGTTATTGATGGTTCTGGAAATAGACATTTTTTAGAAAAAAGAGATACAAGTTTTATATCTGAATATAATAATGATGGATCTACAGGACTTCCTAAATACTATGCAAATTGGAATGAAAATACTTTTTTAGTAGCACCTACTCCAGACTCTACTTATCAGGTTCAACTTAATTATATTATTGATCCACCACACTTCACATCAACAAATAATACCTTCTTGGCTCAATACCAAGACGGAATGTTGTTATATGGTGTTTTAGAACAAGCATTCTCTTACTTAAAAGGACCCGTAGATATGTACAACCTATATAAAAGCAAGTATGATGGCAGTATACAAGCTTTTGCTCTACAACAAATGGGTAGAAGACGTAGAGGAGAATACGATGATGGAGTGCCGAGAGTTAAGGTACCTTCACCGTCGCCATAAAAACAAATTTTAGGAGGAATTAAATATGGCAATTACAACAAACGCAATATGCAACACTTTCAAAGAAGAAATTCTTGAAGCCGTGCATGATTTTACACCTACAACAGGAGATGTATTTAAATTAGCATTATATGATTCATCTGCATCTATCGGTGCAGACACTACTTCATACGCAGTGGGTATCACAGGACAAGTTCCAGATACTGGTCAGTATGCTGCAGGTGGCGGAGCATTAGTTAATGCTTTGGTATCTACTAATGGAACAACCGCTTTCGTTGATTTTGATGACTTATCATTTACTGGAGTTACTTTAACTGCAGCAGGAGCTTTGATTTACAATACTTCAAACTCTAACAAATCAGTAGCAGTTCTAGATTTTGGAGGCGATAAAACAGCAACAGCAGGAACTTTTACGATTCAGTTCCCTGATGCAAATAATACACAAGCAATTATTAGAATATCGTAATATGAATAATGGCAACTGGATGGGGCAATAAAACTTGGGGTGCATCGGAATGGGGAGACCTATCCGATGAAACCGTAGTTGTCTCATCCGTTGCTGCACAAACATCTGTAGATTCAGTAACCACTGAAGCTAACGCAGATGTAATTCCTACAACTTTATCCGCAACATTTACACTTCAAGGTGCAGTAGCAGGAGCTTCTGCCGATGTAACTCCTACTGGAATTTTATTTAACATTGTTACAGGTAATGAAGGAATTGGAATAGGTGTACCTGTTACAGGTGCGTCCGCTACTACAACTACAGGAACAGTTACTATTCAAGATGAATTTTTAATTGGATCAGGTTGGGGTAGAGAAACTTGGGGAAGTTTTGTTTGGGGAGATAATTATTCTGTTCAACTTGTAGGTATACCTTTATCAATTGTTACAGGTAACGAAGATGCATTTACAGATGTTGTAGTAGCTGTATCTGGTCAATCCTTACAAACAGTAATTACTCCAGTTGGAACTCAAGCAAACGCAGATCATGAAATTGCAGCTAGTTTATTAATAACTTCCGCTCAAGGAGATGTAGTTATTGAAGCAACTGCATTAGTAGAGCCTACCGGTATTGGTTTACAATCTACCATTGGTCAAGTAGAGGCAGCTCCTAAACAACAAGTTGATGTTACTGGAGTTTCAGCAACTATTAATGTAGGAAACGAAGATACCTCAGCAGATGCCAATGTATTCCCAACAGGTTCATCAGCTACCTTTGCTGTAGGCGATATTACGCCTGTTTCTGGATATGATGTCACTGGAGTAGCATTAACAACAAATGCAGGTCAGGTAACTGTAACAGGAACAGGTAAAGTTATACCTACAGGAGTTACCTTGACTGTTAGTCCAGGTTCGCCTAGAATTACAGCCTGGGCTGAAATTGATGTGGGAACACAAGTAACTTGGACTGAGGTTGATTTAGCAGCTTAACAAGAGTAAAATAACAAACATAGGAGTTTTTAAAAATTATGGCATCGACTTATTCAGAATTAGGTCTTGAACTTATGGCCACTGGCGAAAACGCTGGTACATGGGGTGATAAAACAAACGTAAATTTAAATTTAATTCAACAAGCAATTGCTGGATATGAAGAAGTAACTGTTAATGGAACAGGAACTACTCCTTTAGCAATCACTGATGCTACTTTATCAAATGGAAGAAATGCAATTATTAAATTTACAGGAACAATTACAGGAAATATAATTGTTACTATTCCAGACAGTACAGAAAAAAGTTATATTTTTATAAATGGAACTTCAGGAGCATTTACTGTTCAAGTAAAAACTGTATCGGGATCTGGATTTACTTTTGCAGCTGCGGATAAAGGAACAAGATTTGCATATTCAAATGGGACAGATATAGTTGATGTCAATGCATTATTGACTACAATAAATCAATTTAACCTACCTACTGCTGATGCTACAGCAAGTGGGCAAGTTATCCAATCAGATGGGTCTGGAAACTTGAGTTTTACTAGTTTTGCACCCATCTCAACAGGTAAAAGTATTGCAATGGCAATCGTTTTCGGATAAAATATAACAGGAGATTAAAATATGGCAGCACCAAATATAGTTAACGTAACAACAATCACAGGCAAAACCACTGGTGGAGCACTGGATACAACTTTGACAACTGTGTTACTCGCTAACGCAGCAGCATCAGGAAAAGTTTTTAAAATTAATTCAATCATTATTTCTAATGTAGATGGTACAAATGCCGTTGACATAACAATTGACTACAACACAGCTGCAGCTGGATCAGGAACTTCATATGCTATAGCATCAACTATTTCTATTCCTGCGGATGCGACTTTAGCTTTGATTGATAAAAACTCAAGTTTT